GCAGGGTATTTGACTATCGGTGTTGGGCGCAACATAGACCAAGATGGTGGGTTAGGTCTCTCCGACGACGAAGTAGACTATTTGCTCAGCAACGACATAGATAGGTGCGTTAAAGAACTTGGTTCAAATTTTGATTGGTTTAGTGGTCTTGATGAAGTACGCAGGGACGCAATGATAAACCTTGCTTTTAATTTAGGGATGCCGCGTTTGATGAAGTTTGAGAAAGCATTGTTTGCGATGTCAAACTCAGATTGGGAAACTGCATCTAAGGAGTTCTTAGATTCTCGCTGGGCAGAGCAAGTGGGGTCAAGAGCTACCGAAGTAGCCCAAATGATCAAAACAGGTGAATATATCTAATGTCAGACCTTTACATTTATGAAAAAATGTTAAAGAATGTTCGCGAACGACAAAGTATGATACAGGAAGCAATTTGTTATGGTCCTGTCTCAGATTTTGTCGCATACAAGGAACTCAGAGCTAGACTCGGTGAGCTTGCAACAACTGAACAGGATCTAAAAGACCTGCTGAAAAAGGTATCTAAAGAAGATGAGTGATTCATTATTTGTACCAGAGCATATAGCTAGAGAAAGAGCCAACAAAAAAGCACCACCCCCACCACCAGAAGATAACGGTTTATTAGCAGAAGCCTATGTAGATGCTAATGAGGTTGTTTTAGACCCAACTAAAATCCCAGAAAGTGCGATGGAAAGATTGCCTACCCCAACAGGTTGGCGTGTTTTGATATTGCCTTATCAGGGTAAAAAGAAAACAGATGGTGGGATCATTTTAACCAGTGAGTTTCAAGAAAAAGAACGTGTTGCCACAGTTTGTGGATATGTTCTCAAAGTCGGACCTCTGGCATACAAAGATTTAGATAAGTTTGGAGATGACATAGAGCCTTGGTGTAAAGAAGGCGACTGGGTTATTTTCGGGCGGTATGCTGGTAGCCGTTTCAAGATAGAGGGTGGCGAAGTGAGAATTCTTAATGATGATGAGATCATTGCTCGCATTAGTAGCCCTGATGATATCCTGCACCTGTAACATGGGGAGTAACCATGCCTAAAGAAGCCCTGAAAGAAGAAGTTGAAAACGATGAAGATGAATCCATCTCTGTCGAAGTAGAAGATGATTCTACAGAAGAAGTACAAGAAGTACAAGAAGAACATCAAGCTAAATCAGAGGAAGATGAGCTAGAACAGTATAGTGATGGCGTTAAAAAGCGTATTAGTAAACTAACCGCAAAAATGCGGGAAGCAGAAAGACGTGAACAAGCGGCATTGGAATATGCTCAAGCTGTAAAAAAGCAACTTGAAGAATCTAATCAGCAACGCACATCTTTAGATGCTTCTTACGTCACAGAGTTTGAAAACCGTGTAAATACGGAAGAACAACTCCTGAAGCAAGAGTTAAAAAGAGCGTATGATCGTGGTGATACAGATGCACAATTTGAAGTGCAAAAACGTCTCGCGGCATTAGCTGGTCAGCAAGAAAGACTTCAGTATGTTAAACAAGAGCAAGAGCGTAGAAAAACCCAACCACAACAACAGGTTCAAGTCCCACAAGCGCAACAGCCTAAAGCTACTAAGCCAGATGCTAAAGCAGAGGCTTGGGCAGAGCGAAATGAGTGGTTTGGTGCTGATGAGCCAATGACTCTTACTGCGCTTTATCTACATAAGCAGTTAACTGAGCAAGAAGGGTATGATCCTACAAGCGATGAGTATTATGCAGAAGTAGATAGGCGGATGCGGTCCGAATTTCCGCATAAGTTTAAGATCGCTGAACCAAAACCAAAGGCTAAGTCTGGCCCACAAGTGGCTTCTGCCAATCGTGGGGGAACTAGAGGAGGTAAGCAACAAGTCAAGCTAACTCCTTCTCAAGTTGCAATTTCCAAAAAACTTGGTATAACTGAACAACAGTATGCGAAGCAACTGCTCCGTATGCAACAAACTTCGTGAGGAATCTATGATAGATAAAAGCCCACGCACTGCCCACACAAGGGCAAAATCCTCTAAGTCACAACCTTGGAGACCACCGTCAACACTGGACGCACCACCTCCCCCAGAAGGTTTTGTTCATCGCTGGATCCGTGAATCTGTCATGGGTTATGATGATAAAAAGAACCTATCTGCTCGGCTACGCGAAGGCTTTGAACTTGTTCGCGCTGATGAGTACCCTGATTTTGAAGCACCAACCATCCAAGATGGTAAACACGCAGGTGTTATTGGTGTGGGCGGTCTGGTACTTGCAAGATTCCCTGATGAGATGAGAGAACAGCGCAATGATTACTATCGTCAACGTACGAAAGATCAAATGACTGCTGTTGATAATGATCTTATGAGGGAGCAACATCCGTCAATGCCTATTGAAAATAATAGGCAGTCTCGTGTAACTTTTGGTCGTGGTAATAACGACTAAACAACTAAAGGATCTGAGCAATGGCTAATATAGATGCCGCATTTGGGCTACGCCCATATCAAATGCTCGGTGCAGGTGCTAACACCAATGGTGTGGTCTCCTACAAGATCCAGACTGCGGGAACAGCGGGTACTTCCAGTGTAATCTACGAAGGAACTCCCGTTATTCCCCTAGCAAATGGTCTGGTTGACGTTGTAGGATCGGCCGCTGGTGGCACAGTGCCTCTACTGGGTGCTTTTATTGGATGTCAGTATACTGACTTGAACGGCAACGTCACTTTTGGTAATAAGTGGCCCGGAACTGCCGCTGTCAAATCAGGAACTGCCGCAACCGCTTTAATTGCTTCACACCCTGATCAGTTATTCTTGATCAACTGTGATGCTGCGGCCGCGGATTCCTTAATCCACGCTAACGCTAACTTTGCAACTGCCGCCTCTGGTAATAATACTACTGGTAAGTCAAGTGCAGAGCTTGCTGTATCAACTGCTAACACAACCAACACGCTGAATTTGCGTATCATCGGTTTTGAGGATTCTCCTGATAACGATGACGCAACAGTCGCTGGTCGTTTGGCTATCGTCCAACTAAACAATCACTTCTATCGTTACGGTGCTAACGGTACTGGTGCTGGTGTATAAGGAGAATAGGAAATGGCTATAACTCGTTCCCAACTCCTCAAAGAACTGGAGCCAGGACTCAACGCTCTGTTCGGTATGGAGTACGACAGGTATGACAATGAGCATGCCGAAATCTTTGAGACGGAATCTTCAGATCGCGCATTTGAAGAGGAAGTAATGCTGTCTGGCTTTGGTCAAGCACCTGTTAAGGGTGAAGGCGCAAGTGTCGCATACGATACTGCAAACGAAGCATACACAGCCCGCTACACTCACGAAACCATTGCATTGGCGTTCGCGATTACTGAAGAAGCCGTAGAGGATAACCTTTACGACCGACTTAGCTCTCGCTACACTCGTGCTTTGGCTCGCAGTATGGCTAACACTAAGCAGGTCAAAGCCGCATCTGTTCTTAACAATGCCTTTGATAGCAACTTCCCTATTGGTGATGGCGTAGAGCTTTGCTCAACCGCTCACCCAACTGTGGGTGGTGGCAACCTGTCTAACACCCTTGCAACTCAAGCTGACCTCAATGAGACATCCCTCGAGCAATCATTGATTGACATCGCGGCATTTATCGATGAGCGTGGTTTGAAAATCGCTTTGCAAGGTCGTAAGTTGATTGTTCCACCAGCACTGCAATTTGTTGCAGAACGTCTGATGGCTTCTAACCTGCGTCCGGCTACAGCGGACAACGACATCAATGCTCTTAAGAGCATGGGTATGTTGCCAGATGGTTATGTGGTGAATCACTTCCTCACTGACCCAGACGGCTTCTTCATCAAGACTGATGCGCCAAACGGCTTCAAGCATTTTGTTCGTTCTCCAATCAAGACTTCTATGGAAGGTGATTTTGAGACTGGCAACGTGCGCTATAAGGCCCGTGAGCGTTACAGCTTTGGTGTATCTGACCCACGTTGTGTGTTCGGTTCGCAAGGCGCGTAACATTCGTTTCACGTGAAACGAAAAAAGCAGAGGGGGACACTTGTGTCCCCCTCTTTTTTTGCGTATAGTTTTCACAGAAGGGCATCACAATAGCTTTGCAGACAGGTCTATGCCCCCTGATGTTGCACTTTCTGTAAAGCGAATCCTTGTGCAAGAGGTGTTTCTTTATGGGTACTACCACTTTCTCTGGTCCTATCAAATCTGGGACTATCAAAGATACTACTGGATCTACCGTTGGTACTAATGTTGCGAACGTCGGCTACGTTTTGATGGCGCAGTCTAAAGTTATCGACATTGCAGGTGCGACTAATGCAAACCAAGTAGTTGCTACTATTCCTGCTAACTCTCAAATTGTAGACGCTATCCTTAACGTGACTACAGCTAATGATGATGGAACTGCATCTACCGTTGTTGTAGGTACTTCTGCTGATGCAGATGCGTTTATCCCGTCTACCAGTGTTCAGTCTGCAGGAACTACTCGTGGTACGTTGGACACAGAAGCAACTGATGTTGGAACTACAGACCTACAAGTATTAGCAGACTTCACTGCAACTGATGGTGACGGAACTGCTGGTGTAGCAACAGTTACTATTCTGTATATCCAAAACAATAACCTTTCTTAATTAGGGGGTTGATATGGCTGGTTCTGATGTAAGAGCCAAACGCCTCACTGGAACGGGATCGGCTGGAGTCGGTCCTGCTCGAGTTCGCCAGATACAGGTTTTAACCAGTGGTGGTGGTGCAGGCAGGCTGACAATTACAGATGGTAATGGTGGGGCAACTGCGCTAGATATTGATTTTCTAGCTAGTGACTCTCACTCTGTGAATATTCCTGATGAAGGGATACGGTGCAGTGATATTTATATCAGTGCCGCTACCAATATTACGGCAATGACCGTCTTTTATAGCTAGGTAAAAACATGGCTAGAGAAGTATCGTCAATAAGTAGAGTAGGAACCTCAGAGCCATTTGAGCTACAAGTGGCTCGGGGTCAAATTTCCTACCATACTGTTTTGTTCAAATATGGGTATAACCCAAACATTATCAATGTGGACGAGACTATATGGGATGCTGGCGGGATATACGCTTATCCTGCAAGTGCTTTGGCGATGACTGTCACTTCTGCTTCTGGTGCTACGGATGCTGGTGTAAAAGTGACTTTATCTGGTTTAGATGCCAATTATCTAGACCAAACGGAAGAAGTTACCTTAAATGGTAGTGGTACATTCACTACAACAAACACCTACCGAAGAGTGTTCAGGGCGTTTGTATCTGGTGCTACTTCACCTGCTGGAAATATCACTATAAGCAATGGTGGTACTACTTACGCCCAGATAACTTCTGGCGAAAATCAGACTTTAATGGCTGTGTATACCGTCCCTGCTGGTAAAACC